AGAATCGTTGTGTCAGGGTCAAAGGTCAGGTCTTCGTCCGTGCCGGGGTCGCCCACGAAATAGCTCTCAATCTCTGCATACTGCATGATTGCTTCTATGTTGTCGTGAGTGGAGCCTTCCGTGAAGGTTGTCGTTTCGTCAAAGGTCTGTTCTTTGAGCAGTTTTCCGATAGCATCACGGGCATTGACGGAAACCGTCTCTGCGGGATAGTCCACAGTGGCGCGGTCTATGTAGTACACGCCGAGCGGGATTTCGTCCCCTGCGATAGAGAAGTACAGTTCAAGTTTCACTCCCGGAGACACCAAAGAGCGGTTACGGTTGAGTATCTGTCCTTTGACATTCGCCAGCGTGAGCGACAGGGAAGCCGAATCCTGATTCAGCGTCCTGCTTGTGTTGCCGTCAATGAAAGCGTTGGAAATGTCAGTCGGGAGCATATACATGACGAACCGATGGTCGCCTTCCGCGCTCCAAAAACCGTATGCGCCATAATGTGCTACGCGCTTAATGCTGGGTCTCGATACCGTTTCGTCCGGGCTGACGCGCCCATTATCCGTGAAGGTAAGGGACGCATACTGCCCAAGCGCAGGAGCCGTTTCTTTGCATTTTACAAGCCCCGTATCGTCAAGATAGATGAGCCGGAACCGATTGAAGTTGTCGTGGATGACCTGCGGCGCGTGACCGCTTCCGAGCGTGAACGCCGATGTGTCATACTCAAAGGATAGCTGCATGGAGCGTCACCCCCTCGACAGTTGTACGGTGCAGGTCATACGCAGAATGTTGTTCGCAGTCTTATACGGCGTGGTCAGTGCATAGGTCGCTTCAACAGCTTCACCGTCAGCGGGAGCCGTGTTGAGATGCAGACCGGGAACGACCTTGCCAAGGAAGAAGGAAGCATAGACGCGCTCTACACCATCACGCTTTCCGAAAGCAAATGTGACTTGACCAGGCGCATAGCTGTTGATGTTCAAGAACGAATATGTCCACGACCTTTGCGGATTATACACACGCCAGTACCGCGCAGAAACGCCCGTGAACGCCCACTCATAGAGCTTGACGCTTCCGACTGTTCCGTCCGTGGTAGTCAGCACCGCATCGGAAATGCGCGTCCATGTGCTATTATCATCGGAATGCTCGATTACGATTTCATTCACATAGCCATAAGCGTCCGTCCTGTCAATGCGAAGCCGATTGCAGGTCTTCGATTCTTCAAAGTCAATCCAAATCGGGTGTGCGCTGTCAACGGTCACATAGGACGGATATTTGTTGCCGTCCGTGGCTTTGTACTGCCACAGCATCGGGTCGCAACGCTCCGTACCAGTGCTCTGGTTGAGAGCGAAGTTGCCGAACTGCACATTGCTATCCGTGCATTTCATACCTGCGGTATAATAGCTTTCGCGGTCATCGTGGCAGTTGTTATCCGCATCGAAGATGTATTCCGATGCCGAAAGCTCGATGTTATTCACGAAAACGCGCAGGGAACCGGGCTTGATAAGCGGGCACTTGATATTGAAATCCTGCGTTACGCCGTCACCTTCTCCGAGAGAAGTGCGGGTCACGGCATAGTCGGGGAACACGGAAGCGTCCGGGAGTACGAAAGCACCAACACCGGGTATTCCGAAAGTTCCTACCTTATGATTGTTCCATTCCGTGTCAAGGATTGTCTTGTCGCCTAAATCAAAAGTCAGTGCAGAAAGGTTCGGGTTTGTCATCGTAAGCGAATAGGATTTTGCTGTCTGCTCCGCGCTTTCAAACTCGCTTGAAGAAGTCATGTCTGTGCGTGTGGTCGAGATGAGCCACCCGCGCCAGTCGCTCGGTAGACCGTTTCCAAGCAGGAAGGATGCAAGCGCGTTATGCTGTGCTTGCGGATATATTCCATTGTTTCCAAACCCGGAAAGCGTAATCGTGGCATAAAATACTGCGGTGATATATACCACATCTTCATCGGTCTTTGTAATCGAGATTTGCTGTCCTTCGCTGTCTTGGAGCATAGCATGAGTGACGAGCTGTGTGTAGGTGTTAGCCCCGCGACTTGATACAAGCTCAAGCCCGACTTCCGTAATATTTGTACCGTTAAACTCGTTCGCTTCGAGCTTGCAAATCATCGTCTTATTCGATGTAGGGTATGCGTAGGTCGTTTCGGACGAAATCAAGCCTTTTTGCCCAACATATGTGAATAGGGAAGTGTCCGTTATCGCTGGCGTTCCAGTGCCGCTTCCGATGTCGATGCGTCCAAAGTCAGCCCAATATGCGATATAGTAATTCATGTCGAATCTCGCCTTGAAATACTCATCCAATACTACATTGTACGCCACTGCTGTCTGCTTGATTTCCCCAGTCTTTGCATCGCATACCTTCACATCAAAGCGGTTATGCACTCTTGCGTATTGCTTAATCTCCGTATGATTTCCCCCTTCCTAAATCGGTTCAATGGATGCCGCCGTGAGCGTCACCGTTGCGGTTGTCGCCGCTCCCACTGTCTCATTCTCAAATGTCGCGTGGAAGTCCGGCACCAAGTATTCAAGCTCTGCCGTGGTTGTTGCCGTGATGGTTTCATCTGGCGCATACCCGTACAGGTTATTCACCTGCGGTTCCAGCGTTGCGGTCAGGCTTGGCATATACCACTTCATGTCCTGATTCTTCTTGAAGCTCATGGCATGATTGATGGGCGTTGTGACGGTGAGTTGCAGAGACTTTCGCGGCGGGTCGGAAAAGCTAATGGTCAAAGTATGGTCAGTACCGTTATACACGATGCCGGACACCGCCACAGGCGTTGCCGTTCCGCTCACCAATGCGGATGCCGTTGTTCCTGCGACAAAGTACGCATCCACCGTGCCATATAGCGCATGAGAGAGCGTCAGCGTGACGGATTCCGTCAGTCGGTTCTCTTGGTTATTGTTCCGCACAGCGGAAAGCACGGTAAGGTTCGGCGTTCCTGCCGCTTCGTCCAGCAGTAAGAACGGCTGTGTTATGGTCGCCGTGACCGTCTCGTTGTGGTAGCCGTACTTAATCTCCGGCTCGAAGAAGTCCATCGCCGCGCTCGTTCCTGCATGGATGGTTTCGGGTCTGACGGACATTCCCGCATAATTTCGGGTCGTGAGCATCATTTTCATGCTCCCGCCCGATTGTTCAACGATAAACGCAAGTCGGAAGTCATTCGTGCGGGTTACGGCAATGGTCACATTCGTGCTCCCAAAGTCCGTAATCTGCCGCTCTGTCTCCCAAATCTTCGTTCCGTTCTCCTGCATGGCGTAGGCACGATACCAGACCGTTCCGTCCGTTTTGATGTAGGCGATCAAAAGCCCTTGGTCTTGCTCAATGTCAATGCTATTCGACCAGCCTTTGACACTTGACACGGTTGCCACGCCTGTCGCCAGTTGCGTTGCCGTTGTCGTGTCGTTCCACTTCTGCACGGTCAAAACGCCCTGCTGAACGAGAAATATATACGGGTATTGATCCGTTTGCAGGAAATACCGTTCCTGCGCTTTGTCAAGGAGCCATTCGCCGTCATACTCAATCGCCACATCGGACGCGGTTCCGGGAGACCATTCGTACTCCCATTCATTCGCCATGATAGCGGGAAATTCACGGTGATACACCTTCGCCACGCCGTTGTCCACGCAAAGCGCATAGGCGTAGGAGATGCTATCTTCGCCGGAGGCTTGGCGAAAGGTAACATCTCCATACGCAGCCGTTCCCGTGTGAATCGGCTCCGAAATTAAGGTATTTGTCGAAATCTGCGTTGCCACAAGCCGAATCTGCGGTGCATCCGCGCCAGCAAGAAATCGTGAAAGGAGCTTGTTTTTGAGCGCGACAGGAATCGGTCTCATCTCTCCGTCACCTCGCTCACGGCAGATAGCACGATCTTTGTCGAGAACCAACCGTACCACTCGGACTCAAAGTTATCCATTTCTTTAATCCGTCCGCGGAATGTGCCTTCCTTGACTTTAACTTCCAGTTCCGCGAGAGAATCCTGCGCGTTGAACAGTGTATTTCTTCCTGCAAGGTCGCAGTTCACTGTAAGCTCGTAGGAAGCCGTAGGAGAGCCGAAACGCACAAGGTACTCTGTTCCATCCAGTGCGGTATTGACCGCCAAACTGACCGCCTGACGCTTCGACAGCGACACATACGGCGTTATGAGTGCGCCTGTTGATGCAACTTTGAGATATGCCACTACATACGCACTTCCCTTCGTAATTGGTCGATGATGATGTCCACAACGCCGGACAGTGTGCCGGAATCGCTCACACCTTCCACGCGGATAGTGCCGGAGTGATTCATTGTGCCGGATGATGCTTTTGCGGTAGCAGTCGCAAGCTCCAACGCGCCCATTTTCGGGCTGATAACCATATCGCCCGCGACATTCTTAATCGCACTCTGCACCATGCTCCGGCTCTTTTCAATGCCGTCCGCAAGTCCGCGCATCATGTCAGGCATCCATTCTTCATAATCACGCAGGGGTCCTTCGTCCGGGCGCGAGAAGTGCAGGTTCGCCGACACAACGGAAGCCGCTTCTGCGGCGGCGGCACGAAGCTCTGCCATCTTTGAGTATATGCCGTTAATCATGCCCTGCATCATGTCCGCGCCCCACTGATAGGCGTTTTCAGCAAGGCTTGACAGATACCCGGCGATTGAAGTGCAAGCGGACGAAATGATGCTCACGCAGGAGCCCATGCCATCGCTGACAGTCAGCACAACAGCGGAAGAAGTGTTCGTGAGAAGCTCCATCTGCGCCGTGATGAATGTCAGGATGTTCGTTCCCATGAGCGTCATGCCAGCCATGACGATTTCGTTCAGCGTGGTCATGGTCAATGTGGCGTTCGGAGCAATCGGCGAAAGCCCGGTCTGCACAGCAGTTGTAATGCCCGTAGCAAGAGCCAGTGCAACAGCGGTTGCATTTGGCGTAGCCGCTGTGAAGACTTCGATAAAGCTCTCAACAGCGTTTGTGGCAATAGTCTTCAACCCGTCAAGCCCGGTCTGCACAACATCCACAGCCGTGACCATTTCATTCAGAGACTGCCCCGCTTCGGAAGCCGTAGCCGCTATGTCTTTGACGGATGTGGCGCACGCATCGAGCGCGAGTGCCAGCAGACCGCACGCGGCGGCAGATGCTCCAAATTCAAGCGTAATCGCGCCGAGCGGGATAAGCAGAGAGACGAGCGCAAGGTCAAGCGCGGCAATGCTCAAAGCTCCTGCGGCAATCGGTATGAATGCCGCTGTTGCGGAAATCGCCAGTGCCGCCATGCCAACAGCCGCCGTGGACGCGGTAGCCGCGATGATCGTCAGCCCTGAACCGCATACGGTGAGAGCCGCGCCGAGCGCAAGCATACCGACAGCAAGAGCGGCAACGCCAACGGCAAGAACCGCGACACCAGCACCGAGCGTAGCCACGCCAAGAGCCGCCGCAACAGCACCGATAGCAACGAGCGTCAGTCCACCTGCAACGGCAGTCAGCCCAGCCCCGGCAACGAGCGCACCCGCGCCGAATGTAGCCAGCGCGATACCAAGCTCACCGAGAGCAGATGCCGCCGCGCTACCGTACTCCGCAATGGTCGGGAGCTGTGTAGCCAGCAGAGCCACGCCGGAAGTTGCGGCAAAGATTCCAACGCCGATTAAGGTTATCGCCGCGCCGAAAGCCACAAGCCCTGCGGCACCTGCGGTCAGCGCTGGAGCAATAGCGGCGGCTCCGACTGCTAATCCTGCGATTGCGGCGACCATGCCGCCCATGACAGCGATTGCAGGCCATCCCGCTTCCGCGAGTGCGATTGCGGACTGAGCAAGGAGCGCGAACCCTGCGGCGGCGAGAGCGATACCCGCGCCGACAGCGAGAAGCCCTGTTGCGGATTGAGACAGACTGCTCACGCCCTTTGCGGCGTTTGCGGCAGGAGCTGCGGCAGCCGAAGCCGCTTTGCCAAGACCGCCGAATGCGGAACCCGCCCCTGAAAGTTTTGTAAGCAATCCGCCTATGCCGCTTGTCAATTTCCCGACCACGGTAAGCACGGGTCCTGCGGCGGCGGCTATCAATGCCGCCTTGATGATGAAATTCTGCATACCCGGTGACAGATTATTCCACCATTCAGCAAACTTCTTCACAGCTTCTGTAATCTGCAAAAGCGCGGGTTGCACAACGGTCATCAAACTATTCCCAATTTCAGCACCCGCAACTTTCAATGCGTTCATTGCGGTTGTTGTGCTGTCAATCGGGGATAATGTATTTTCAAATGTCGTGTCAATGTTCCCAGAGAATGTAGAAAGCGAAGACGAGAAGTCGTCAAGGCTCAATTTTCCTGTCGAAAAAGCGTTGTAAATCGCACCGCCAGCCTTGCTTCCGAAAAGGTCGTATGCCGCTTGTAACTTCTGCGTTTCGGTAGCGTTACCGTTCATCGTGTCGGTAAAGCCCTGCATCGCCTGTTCAAGCGTCAATCCGTCCTTTGTGGCATTCTTCATGGCAGTCTTTAAGCCCATCATTGCGGATGATGTGTCGAGACCTGCCATCTCAATCATGCCCATGAACTGCGCGGATTCAGCGGCATTTAAGCCCATTTCCTTAAACTGCACCGCGTTTTGAGAAAGTTTCTGTGCCAAATCGTCAACCGAAAGCCCTGTCGCCTGACCGACAGCATTTAATGTGTCGAGCATATCCCCGGCAGAACGCGACGAAAGCCCGAAAGCGTTCAGCATGGACGATACGTTATCCACGGAAGACGAAACATCTGTATTATTTAATTCTGCGAATTTAAGGAATTTGATGGACAGCTCTTCAAGCTCATCACCTACAAGCCCGAAGCGGGTATTGACTTCGCCAACTGCTTCACCAGCCTGCGAGAAGTCAACTGGAATCTCTGTCGGTATATTCTTAACAATGTCCGACATTTCTTCCAGTGCCGCGCCTGTCGCGCCTGTTTTCTGCACAACAGTGTCAAGCCCTTCATCGACTTCGTTAAACGCGGCGATTGATGCCGTTCCGATTGCCGCAAGCGGAACCGTCACGCTCTTGGTCAGTCCTTCGCCAACCTTGGTGATGTTGTCGCCAATCTTCGACAGGCTTTCTCCTGCTTTTGCAAGGTCAAGCACCGCCGTTTTGGACTGCTTCGCCTGTTCTTCAAAATCTTTCAGATCATTTTCCGCTTCTATGATTTCGCGTTGGAGCGCATCAAACTGGTTTTGCCCGATGTCGCCTTTCGCAAGCGCATCTTTCGCATCTTCCGATGCCTTTTTAAGCACTTCCAGTTTGTCTTTAGTTTCGCTGATTGCATCGCCAAGAAGTCGCTGTTTCTGCGCCAATAGTTCAGTATTTCCGGGGTCGAGCTTCAACAGCTTGTTTACATCTTTTAGCTGGGATTCTGTGTTTTTGATTTCCTTGTTTACGCCGGACAATGCTTTTGTAAGCCCTGTCGTATCGCCGCCAATCTCAACCGTTATGCCCTTGATATTTCTCCCTGCCGCCATGAAGTCACCCCCAATTCAAGCCCTTTTGGGCGTTATTTCCAAAGTTAGATAAAGGCAAAAGGGCGCATTTCTGCGCCCCATTGCCTTAGAAAGCATCGAAATCCTCCTGCTGTGCGACTTGTGCATACTTAACATCATCGTTGCCGCTCTCGGTGAACATATCGTTCACTAATCCAACGGTCAGCAAGTCCAAATCCCGGATAGATATGCCGATTTGCACGCACCGCAGAAGGAATAACGGTGTCGTCATTTCGCGTTCAGTTCGGCTAATTTTTTTTTAGATTCCACATCGGTGGTTGTGTTCAGGCTCCAAAGCTCAATGAGTTGCGGAAGCACCTGATAGATGGAGAAGGTTTCAAAGCTGTCAAGCCAGTCCAGCGGGTCATCCGGCACGGACGGGTCTGCGTGCTTTGCCATGACATAGGCGATGTTTTCAAACATCTCCAAGTTCTCAATGTCAATATTGCTGTTCTCCGGGTCGCCGTTTGCGGTGGAAGCGGACAATGCGCGAATATCTCGGTAAATGTCGCGCCCGAACTTAATGCGATAGATACGCGGGATCGCGGCAGAAGCCTTGAATAAGACTTCCTTGCCGTCAATCTCAATCGTCTTTGTCATTCCCATGTTTGTCTCCCTTTATTGTCAGCGGTTATTCGCCCTTAGTCACGGTGACGGTATATGCCTTGCTGACAGTGCCGTTGGTGCAGGTCGCAACCACGGTGTTGTTGCCAGTGTTCCAAGTGGCAGTGCCGCCGGAAGCCACGGTGGAGCCGTTGACCTTAATTTCCACGGTTGCGCCGGTAGCGGTGGCAGTCGCGAAAACGGTGTCGGAAGCGTTGGTAGCGGTAGCGGTATAGGCAACCACGGAAGAAGAGAAGGTGGGGGTCAGCGCGAGAGAACCGATGGTCAGCGCGGACAGGGTAGCATCAGCGGTAGCGGGAAGATGCACAGCAGTGTACCAGCCGTTGTAGGTCGCCGCATCGGTGGTGTCGCCTGTCTTTCCCTTGACATAGCCGTCAGACAGGGGAGTGCATTTCAGCGTAACCTTCTCAGTCTGCGGGGTCTTGCTCTCTTCGTTGGTCTGACCTTCGATGTCGGGGCGGGACGCGGTGCAGTTATACATGACATGACGGATGTGCTTCTGGTCGCCGTCAAACTCAAACAGCAGAGCGAAAGGAGCCAGCTGCGCATCGGAGTTCTCGATGAGAACATTATTGCCGTCAAGGGTCTCGTTCAGAGCGTCCTTGCGGAAGGATTCGGGAATCAGCGCGATTTCAAGGTCGCCGTCATAGCCCATGTTGTTGTTCACGACATAGTAGGCTACGCCGTCCGCATAGAAGTTTTCGGGGTCGCCAGTGTGAGACAGCGACAGATTGACCGCACCGGGAATGGCAACGGGAGTGCCGTACTGCGGCTGACCCTGCTGGTCATAGGTCAGCAGAGCGTAGTGTACGTTTTTCAGGTTGTATTTGACCTTGTTGGGCATAGGTTACATCTCCTTTTCAAAAGTATAGATGACTTGATACAGTCTTTCGTCCGGGATATAGGTTTCGGACTTCTGCCACGCGATGCCGTGATTGTATAGCACGGTCTCTACAAGCGATTCTGAAATCTTGTCCTTTTTGTCGGTATAGAGATAGATATTCACGACTTCAAACGGCTTGTAAACCACGCCGTCCGCGAAAAAGTTGTTGCTGTTCGGAAGATCGTAAACCGTGAAAGGCACTGTCGGTGCTTCGCCTTCCGCGAATTGATAGTATGCCCACGGGTATCCTATCTCCGCCATGATTTGAGCCAGCTCATCCATTTTCAATCGCCTTTCTGATTTCTTCTTCCAGCATCTTTTCTCCGTTCGCTGTTGCCGCTTCAACATAGTGCTTGCCTTCGACCTTTCGCCCATCGCGGGTATGAAAACCGCTCTCCGTGAAGTGCGCATAATGGTATGCGCTTCCAGCGTGGATTGTTGCAACCTTTGATGCAGTTGTTGGTTTCTCCGTTTTTATAGTCCAACTCTTTTTGAGCTTTCCTGTTCGCGTTGGAGTAGCGTCAACAATCTCCTTTTTAACGGCTTTTGCGGTCTTATCGATGACTTCCATTATGTTGTCATTGACGGCTTTTGAGTATTTCTCCATCTCCGAAATGATCGCGCTACACATAGCATCAATGCCGACCTTGTTCGCCATCACCGCATCTCCTTCGTGCATTTCAGCGCGATTTCTTTTCGCCTGTACTGCACATGGTCAACGCTTTCGATGTTGTATATCTCCGAGCCGAGCATAACGCGGTAGTTTTCCGGCGTGATGGCTTTTGTCGCATCGCACCAGCGCACCGTGAAGGTCGTGGAATGATGGTCAACGGTCTGTGCCGCCGCCTGTCTTTCCGTCCCGCTCTCGCCGGACACAATGGCACGGCAGGTGTGGTATGCCGTCCATGTGTTCGTGCGGTTGCCGATGCTGTCAACGGTTGCGTTCTGCTTTTGTATGGTGATTTTGACATTCATCATGCCGATTTTCATCAAAACGCCGCCTTTCGTTCCATCGACAAAATGTAGCGCAGACCTTCCGAGAGTGCTTTCATGTCCGCATCTTCGCGGTGCTCAAAGAGATATGCCACGGCGAACATAGTCGCAATCTTCACGGTATCTGTCGGCGTAGTGGGTTCTGCATCAAGCCGCAAGGTGTCAGTGACCAGCTTAGACCCAGCCATGATGAAAGTCGTAATCGTTGCATCTTCATCGTTGTAGTCAACATGAAGATATTCCTTTGCTTCTGCCAGCGTCACAAGCATGGTCACTCACTCCTTGCATTTCTTAGTCGTTGGGTTCCGCGATGATGAGCTTGTACGCGGTCTCCGCGTAGCCGTCAGCCCACAGCGTGAAGGTGTCGGTGGACTTTTCGGAGTTATCCCCGGCAAGCACAAGGTCAGCCGCAACCCAGCGGACGAAGTACCCGGCAGACAGACCGCAAGCGGTAGCTTCGTTCACATCGTCAGCAGTAAGAGCCGCTCCGTTGTAGTACAGCCCGGTGATGGGGTTGATGCCAGCACCAACGCCGATGCCGAGCCACTTGTGCGTGCCAAAGCCGGAACCGCCATCAAAGTCTTTCAGGTCTTCGACCTTCGCAGACAGGGTGATGGTGATGGTCTTCGCATCGTTGTCCACGACAACGCCGGAAATCTTCCCGGTGTTGTAGGTGCGGTCAGCGTGCGCAGGGTCGCTGTCAGTCACGGCAGAGTAAGCGGCGGTGAAAGCATCGCCGACCATAAGACCCGCGTTTTTGAGCTTGGTCAGTAGGGTGTTGTACGCCGCTTTCAGGTCGGCAACGGAAGTGGCGGTGGAAGCCGCCTGATTGGGCATTAAGCCGTTATCATACACCAGCTTGCCGCCGATGTGGGTAACAGCCCCGCCCTGTTCGGTGTAGTTAATGGTGTTATACATGGTCGTTTACCCCCTTTTGATTAAGCGTGCATCTGGATGACCTTGATGGCTTCGCCGACAGTCAGCTTGCCGTCAACGCGCTCCTTGGCTACAAAGCCGACCATATCGTTGCCAGCGAACAGCTCTTCCAGTCTGCGGAAGGAACGCACGCCACGGTCTCCGATGTTGTAGTAGGAGAAGTCGCCGAAGGCAATAGCCTTGTTGCCAGCGGTCATAGCGGGCATATACTGGGAGGTGTAGACGGGGAAGCCGAACAGTCGGTCAGGCTCGCCAGCCTGAACAGCGGGCTGCCACAGATACTGACCGTTGCCGTCCTTTAGCTTGCGGATGGCGGCGATGGTGGTATCGTTCAGGAGCCACACGGC